TAGAAGGGTAGCTTGCGCACCAACCTTATCCATAGTCTGGAATGCGGTATCGTCAAGTAGGTTGTAGTAAATTTCTGTCGATACGATATAGCGTAGGTCAGACTGCTCTAGACCCCAGGCTCCAAGATCCGCACGTAGAGCACGTAGGTGAGCAATAGTAGCGGCACCAGTGTTGGTAGCAGTTACAGCTGAGGTAGCGTCATAGATCGCTAGACCCTTAACAGGATCAACACCTGAACCAGCACCAACTAGGAAGGCCTTATCTACAGCACGAGCAACACGACGAATCATAGCGTCACGAACGATAGGTAGAAGTACTAGAATAGCATCTTCTTCTTCTTCGTAGGTTAAGTATTCGCGGGTAGCTACCTTATACGCATTTAGCGTAATTTCTTTTAGTTGGTGGTTTTGAGCCGCACCAGGAGAAGCAGTAGTACCGAATTCACTGTTCTGAACCCAGGTTGCAAAACCAGCTTCAGGGTTAACAGGAATGGTCATTACGTTAGTAGCCATATTAATCATATTAATATTAGGCATAATAACTAGACGACGACGAATTTCGGTTTCCATGTTGGTCGAAACTTCGTGTTCCCAGGTTTGGCTAGGTAGGTGAGCACCAACCGCAGCGCCAGCTCCAAGAGCCTTTTCGCCAAGCTTACGACCGTATTCGGTATCAGCAATGCCAACACCCTTAATACGTGATAGTAGGAAAGCTTTTTCCTTCTCAGCCATAGTAATGGCTTCACCCTTAGTCTTGTCAACAAAAGTCATCTTGCTGGCTTGAATCTTTGCGATTTCGTCAGCTTTTTCCTTTAGTGCAGACTCAAGACCTTCAAGAGCTGACTTACTAGCAGCTGCTTGGTCTTCAAAACGCTTGGTAACTTCAGCTAGAAGCTTTTCGGCACCGGATTGACCGACTTCGATGTGCGACTTTACAGCAGCAGCGATTTCAGCGTCACGAGCAGCCTTTTCAGCAGCAGCCTTTTCGGTAGCAGCCTTTTCGGTAGCAGCTGCAAGAGCAATTGCCTTAGCAGTAGCGGTAGCAGCGTCAGCAGCAGCCTTAGCTAGCATTTCTTCGATTTGTTTAGGATCCATTTTAAATTCCTTATTGATTTTGCTCTCTGCGTCCGGCTGGGTATCTAGCCCTTTAGCTGATGTATCAGCTGTTGCAAATTGCTTTTTAAACTCACTATAAGCCTCGTCAGTATCAAATGCCTTGGCTAGACTAAATAATGTATTTTGATTACAGGGGATAGAAACTACTGATATTTCCAGCAGCTCTACTTCCTTGATAACGAAAACTTCCGCCGCTGAGTTGTACTCGGCGTCTAGAATTCGGAATCCAATACTAAATGCAGTAAGGACACCGTCCTTAACTAAATTAAAAATCTCAGCAGCTGCTGAAATACGTGCTTTTATCCATAAGCCCTTAGCATCAATCTTGTGCTCTACCATACGCCCAATTGGATCGTCATGGTCATGTTGAGCTAAGATAACTGGGTTTTTCAGGTAGTTTTGAATACCTGCTTCCCATACGCTAGTGGAAACTACATCACCTGCTCTATCAATATCGTTAGTACTTGCGTACCCTTCGATAAAGATTGAGTCAATTTTTTCATCGGCAGAAGGTAGGTCTTTAATGGAGAAAGCACTATTAAGATGTAAAATCTTATCTTTCATGTAACTCCTTGTTTAAGTTTTTGGAGTTGGTTTTTTAGGCGCTCCTCCAACGCTAGGGTCAGATGCCGAGCCAGCAATATTAGCAGGTACTCGTAGCTTATCCGATTCAGGATCGGTGTCTTTCTCATAGCGAAGTTCCACTCTAGCTTCGTTCGGCTTAATAACGCCACCGTTGACTAAAGTAGTGTAGTAGCCAGCTACTTCTTTCATTTCTGGCTGCAGTGCGGATACATTAGTTGTAACAGGAGCTACATCATATCCGAAATACCTTTCTACAGCAGATGTAAACTTAGTAACAATAGGTAGTACTGTTTCTAAGTAGAATAAGCGTAGATTAGGTGAAATGTTAGCGTTGTTACCCCCATCTAAAAGAATAGGTGGTACACCTAGCGCTTTTAAGATCTTGCGGTCGTGAGTAG